GCCACCGTGCCGCGCAGGTCGATCCCCAGCGTGGTCGCGTAGGCCTGGTAGCGGGCCATCGAGCGGGCATCGTTGGCGGTGTACTTCGCGTCCTTGAGGTAGAGGCGATAGACGATGTAGTCGCGCAGGGCGTTGGCGAACTCGTCGGGCAGGCTCATGTCGCCTTCGGCGTCCTCCCACGTCTCGCCAGCGGTGGGCATGGTGATGTCGGTTGGTTTCGCGGATGCCACCAGCTGCACGCTGGCGCCCACGGCCGCAGGCGGATACACCTCGAACACCGTGGCTTCTTTGACATCGAACATGAAGTGCTTGATGGTGGTCGAGGGCGTCATGCCTCGCCACGCCGGTATCTGCGCGTCCAGAATCTCGCGGTCGATCTGGCGGATGGCGCGCTTGGTGCCGGTGGTGTTTGCCACCACGTCGATGAGCTTGGTGTAGGCCTCCGGCAGCGCCTGGGTGGCGCCCAGCACGAGCGCATGGCTGAAGCGAACGTCCAGCGCATCGGGGCGGTGCAGCAGGATGTCGCGCTGGCCGTCGTTGAAGGCGTCCACAAGCTCGGGCAGCGTCCAGCGGATAGAGCTGTCGTCTTGCACCTCAACGGTGACGCGGCGGAAGATGTCTTGGGCTGATATGGGCATGGCGCTCTCGCGTTAGAAGGTGCGCACCCGCGCGCGCGGGCGAAAGCTGCTGTGACCGCGGGCCACCTGAACGGCGGTCGTGGCGATGCGCGCTTTGAACTTGTCGCCGTGCACCGTGGCCAGCGCGGGGTTGAGGAACGCGGGCAGCATCAGGATGGTTTCCAATGCACCGGAGGCGATGGCGCGCTTGTAGAGACTGGCGAACTCGTCGGGAAAGTCCTCGGCCGTCTCGGCGGGCTTGAGCGATACCTCCATGGACAGCACGCGGTTTACCTCGTAGGACGGCACCACAAACAGATCCTCACGATTCAGCGTGAAGACGCAATCGCGGATGGTGCTGGGATACTGTCGCCAGTCGGTGGGCAGCGCATCCGCTGGCAGCACGTCGATAGCCCGCCCGTCCATGGTGGCGCGCTCGATGCGCACGATCTCAGTGTGATCGGGCAGGTCCATCGGGTACGGGCCGATGCCCAGCGCCTGCGTGGTGGTGATGTCGGGCAGCGTGTGACGCCAGACGCGGGTGCGAGCGCAGAAGTCCTGCGCAGCCAGGCGCAGGTTGAACTCGGCCACCGGATCGGGACAACCTGGGGCAGATGGCAGCACGTAGGGCAGAAACTCGCTCCAGGGGGTCATGCGATCAGTCCTCCATGGCGGCGAAGATCATGGCCTTGCAGTTCTGGCGCAGGCGGTCTTCGGAAAGACCGTCAATGTCGCGCTGCATCACGCCCACCTGCTTGGCGTAGCGCTTGAGCTTGTCGCCGGCCATGTCGTCCACCGAACCACGGATGGGCGAGGTGTCCAGTGGCACGGCAACGGGTGCCGCGCTGTCCGGGGGCGTGACTGCCACCGGCGAAATGGGGGGCGCCAAAGGAACATCGGCCTCTGGCGTGTGGGTGAGCACCAGCGCATCCTGCGCCAGCGGCTGGGAAGACTGTTCGGCAGGGCTTGTGGCCTTGCTCGTTGCCTTCTTCACCGCAGGCGCAGCTGCGTCGGCGCTCTTGCGCTGGTACACACCACGGGGCATGGTCAGACGCCGTTCAGGGCAGGACGGACCCAAGCGATGAAGCGCAGCTTGGCGCCCACGATCGGGGTGCCGATGGCGGCGAACTTGATGCCCAGGCCACGGGTGTTCTCCGTGGGGGCGATCATGAAGCCCTGCTGCTTGCTGGCGCGCGCCACACCACCGGCTTGGCCGATGGTGGAGGCGGCGAAGAACTCGTTGCCCATGGTGCGCGCGTTGTCGACCACGCCAAAGTCACCGGAGAGCACGCCGGCGTCGATGGTCATACCAGCGGCCGAATCGCAGTCTTCGGCGGCCAGTGTGAGGTCAGCCACCACGTAGCCGGAGGGCAGCGGGGCCATTTCCACGATGTCACCGATGGCCAGGCCAGCGGGCACCACGTAGTCGCCGGTGATGGCGATCGGCTCGTTGGCCGAAGAGGTCTGCACGGCCAGCAGGGCCGCGATCTGGAGAGCTTGCTTGTAAGCCATGGTTGGCTCCTTTCAAGGGGGTGAAGCGAGGGAGTGCGGCAGAGCCCAGCGCCCGAAGGCGCCGGGTTCGTTCAACTGGAGGTCAGTTGATGGCGGTGAAAGCGGTGTCCACCGACTGCAGGCCGAAGTCCATGCCCTTGTAGCGGGTCTTGGACAGGCCGGCGATCATGCGGGTGATGACCACTTCTTCTTCGCCGTGGTCGAGGTCGGAGTCCGACAACTCGTAGCGCACGCCGCCGCGCTGGCTCTTCATGCCGTGCGCGATGGCAACCGCGTGGGCACCGAAGAACAGGTTGCGCAGCGCCTCGGTGGTGCCGCCAGCGCCGTTGTCGTTGAACTTGACGCAGGTTTCGTGCTCCATGATGAGCGTGCCGTTGTAGTAGGCATCGCCACCCTGGAAGATGGGCGACTTGGCACCGACTGCGGCGGCCTTGGCCTTCTCCAGCGTGAGCCAACCAGCGTCACCGACTTCGCGGCGCAGGTCGTACATGCCTTCGGGGCCCGTCAGGAACACGAAGTGTTTGCCGCCGTCCACAGCGACGGGCTCCATGCGCGCGCCTTTGCCGGCTTCGAGGGCCAGCATTTTCTTGGCACGAACGATGGCGCGGTCGATCACGGCAGTGCCCAGCTTGTCGGTGAGCGATGCCTTGGTCTGGCCGTTGCCAACGATCCAGTGAGCCGCGTCGGGCGCATCGAAGGCGTTGGGGAAACCAGCGTACCCCAGTGGGTAGTGCATGATTTCGTCACCGGTGCCACGTCCGCCAGCGGCGTACATGATGCCGAGCTCGTCGTTCACTTCGGCCATGTAGTCGGACAGGCGAGCCTTCACCTGGGCGGCCACGTTGTAGCCCACACGCTTCTGGGTCATGACGTCGCCGACGTTGACCAGCTGGCGCATCTTGTCGATGCGCATCTTGTGGGTGTAGTGCGAGAGCTTCTGCTCGCGGCCTTCGCCTTTTTCGGAGCCTTCGATCGGCTTGCCGCGCAGCTTGGCGATCAGCGTGGTGGTGACTTCATCGCCAGGGCCCGACTCGAGGTCGGTCTTGGCCACAAAGGGCATCGCGTCCGCTTCGGAGCCGGTCATCTTGGCGACGAACGACTTCTTGACGGCATCGATGGCCACTTTGCCGGACCAGACCTTGCGGGCGGCCGGATCGGTAGGGAGAACTTGCGTGCGTGCCATGCGTTGATCCTTTCAAAGCACACGACACACTCCTGCGCGTCTATCTACAAACCGGCTTGTGCCGGCAACTTACCCGACGGATGCCGGGATTCTTTTCGGCCACTCGATGGAAACATCCCTCGGGGCCACGATTCTGATGCGGGCTTTCTGCCCGCTTTTTTGCTCAACCACCAGCGTGATGCGGCCGCCGTCGATCCGAACTCTGTCTCCGACGTGCACATCCATCGCCACGCCGGTTCGTTGAGCGTCGGTGCTCATGCGTTGCTGGCCATTTCAAGGCGCTTGAGGGCCGCGGGCGAAAGGGAGGCCAGATACAACTCCAGATCCTCACCTTCGAGCGTCGAAACCTTGGCCAGCGGGCTCTCGTCGGTCAGCACCCTATCTGCCGCCGGGATATTACTGAGAGTTTGCAAGCTGTGGCGCACTGAATTGGCCTCTGCAATGGCTTTTTCTGCGGCTGTCTGCGTTTTTGCGCCAGGCGCTGCTGCCGCTTTGAAGCCATGGCGCGCATTCATCACCAACTGAGCCTGCTCCAGCGCGTATTTCGAAGCCTTGAGCCCAACGTCCGACATGCCCTTGGCGGCCGCTTCAGCGGCGAACACCTTGAGCAGGCCGTCGAACTCTTCGTGCAGCTTGGGGTTGGCTTTGTAGTCCGCGCCGATGGCCTTGGCAGCGTCGAAGTGGGACGCAACCGCCTTCTTCCACTCGCGAGCGGTCTGCTGCTCGTTCATGGCCGTGGCCAACTCGGCCTTGGACACCTGGGCGGCCAGCGTCTCGAGGTCATCGGCCACACGCGTCTCGATGGCGTTGTATTCCTCGGTGGTGATGGTGCCGTCCATCAGCTTGGTGAAGGCCTCGGAGCGCTCGGTGCGCAGCGCGGTGCGGCGCTCGGCGGCATCGGCGGGTGCTTCGAAGCGGAAGACGCCATCGTCGTCAATGGTGGGCTCTTCTTCGTTCGTTGCAGCTGCTGCAGCGTCGGTCGGGTCGGCTTCGGTGGTGGTAGCGGCCGCGCTGTCGTCGGCGTCGGCGTCGGTGCCTGGGTCGGCTTCGCCTTCGCCCGCGATGGCGGCGATTTCGTCAGCGTCGGTGCTGTCGTCTGCCTCGATGGCGCTGCGCTCGTCAGGCGTGAGGATGGCGAGTTCTTCGGGGGTGTAGCCTTGGATGCGCATGTGTAGCTCCTGCAATAGTGGTGGGTTGGGGGTGGGGGAAAGGGTCAGATGCTGTTGTCCAACCGCGTGCGCAGTTCGTAGCCCAGCAGCGGCCAGATTTGCGAGACGGCGTGTTTGCGGGCCATGTCGCGGCCCATGGCTGCATTGAAGTTCGCAGCGCTCACGGGGCCCTCGTTCACGCCCACCATGCGGTGACCGTTCTTGAGCACGAGCACGCAGATGGTGACGAGTGACAGCGGGCTACCTGGGTAGGTGACGTACTCAGGTAGCAGCGATGCACCGGGCTTGCCCTCAGACGCAGCTCTCGCGCCATCGGCGGCAGTGAAGTACGTCTCGCTGGCGATGCTTGCCTCAACGTCAGCCACCGTTACGGTAGGTGCTTGGGCGATGGGCTGCTGGGTGTCCTTGTCCAGCTCCACGATGGTGCGGTTCATGCGCCCTTCTCCCCGTTGGCCAGTGACTTGAGGTGGGCCATTTCGCCCAGCTTTTCCTTGGCGGCGCGCTTCACGTCGGCCATGCGCTTCTTGTCCTTGCGGATCTGCGCGGCCGTGGTGAGCGTGCGCAGGTCATCTTCGGCGCGCCACTTGTCG